GAAGGTGAGGTATCGTAGACTGTACTTCTACACTCCAGAGCCGGGGAGGAAATTGCCGAAGCAGTTGCTGTATGGCTATCACTGCACTCTCTGTGGTTTTGAGCCTACCGATCTGGCTATGGGTGATATGAGGAAAGAGATGGGGGTGACATGAAACAGCTTGTTGAAACAGTACGCAGGATTATCAACGACAAGGCTATGAGTCCTTATGGCTGGTTGTGGCCTGACAGTTACGATCAGGCACTGGTCGGTGTCTGTCACGCAGACGCGAATGGAATCGTCGCGGCATATAACTTCGATATCTTCGTTTCACTGCTGGCATCACTGAAAGAAATGAGTCAGGACGATGCCAACGTCTGGTTCTACGATAATGTCCTGCACTCCAGTACAGTCGGAGATCCTGTTTACATCAGCCACCCGATCAGTATGGACGATGGGAAAATCATCACAATGGCACCGCCACTGTCTTGACAACTTTATTCGCAGCAGTCACACTGTCTCATGGAGGATACTATGCCTCGTACGAGAGAGACAACAAAACACCCGGCGCTCATAGCGAAGGAAAAACCCTCCCGCGCAGTGTCGCGTGACATAAAGAATTTGCAGGAGTCCTCCCTCTGGGACACTATGACAGAGGAACAGAGGACCTATCTTGCGACTCTCTGCTGGCACAGGGACAGGGCAAAGGCCGCCAAGGCTATAGGCAGGAGCCTCGCATGGGTGGAGAAGCAGGAGGAGGATGCAGACTTCTCTGCACTTCTCAGGGAAACAGCATCGCAGCCAAAAGAACTCGCCCAGTCACTGCTGGCGTCAATGGCACCACTGGCGACTATCGAACTCATGGAGCTTATTCAGCAGAGTGATAACCTGAACGTAAAGCTCAACGCTATCAAGACAGCCTTGGACCGAAATGGTATAGCTCAGAACGATCAGGGGGGATTTGCCGGGGGATTCGTCAACGTCGAGGTGAAGATGTTCGGCAAAGAAGACAGCAAGGTGATTGATGTCGGCAAAGAATGAGATATCACAGCTAGATCTCGGGGTATCCTATACTCCGCACAAAGGGCAGCAGTACCTGCATGATCAGGATGCGAAGGTAAAGGTGCTTGAGGTCGGGCGAAGGTGGGGGAAATCCCGCTTCGCACTGTGGGAGCTTATCAGGAGATTCGTAGAATCACTGGAAGTACCCGTAGACAGCAGCATTATACCCCCATTCCACGCTTGGATCGTCTCTCCCTCCTACCCGCAGTCACGACAGGTATGGAACGAGCTTGTCGCATTCCTTCCCGGACAGTTCATAGCACCCGGCGGTATCCATCAGGATGAACACATGGTGTACCTCCTCGGGTCAGAGAACCGGAAGTGGGGAATGATAGAAGTAAAATCAGCACATGATCCTGACGCACTCCAGACAGCGGGACTCGATTTCCTCTGGATAACGGAGGCTCAGGATATAGCGGACAGGGCGTATGAAAAACTCCTGCCCACGCTGAGAAGCCCCGGAAGAATGTCGTATGCAATATACGAAGGGATACCCTCACTCTGGCGAGATCACTGGTTTCACAGGGTCTACGTTTCAGCAAGTGAGGGCAGACCGGGGTACGTCGCCTATAAGGCAACATCATTTGAAAACCCCCTGCTCGACGATTTCCAGAAAGCTGAGATAGAAGCTGACAGGGAAACACTGCGGGAAACGGCATGGCGCCGTATGTACCTCGCAGAGTTTTCAGAAGAAGCTGGTTACTTCAGGAATATTACCGCCTGCATAGCAGGTGACCTCCTTCCCAGCCCCGTCGATGGGGTCGAGTATGTAGCCGGTATTGACCTCGGGCGTAAAACAGACGCGAGCGTCATTACCATCATGGATGCCAATATGAGAAAGGTCGTCTACCACGCTATGTGGGATGACGGCACCAACTGGGTCATACAGAGGGAGTCTATCGTGCGGCTTTTCTCTGAATGGAACTTCTCACGCCTCGTTGTAGATGCTACAGGCATGGGTGGTGATATTTTCGTACAGGAATTGCAGGAATCAGGAGTGCCATGTGAGCCATTCATTATCACATCATCCTCTCGTGAGAGTCTGCTACAGTCACTGGCAGTGTCAATAGAACGTGAGTCTGTCCACTTCCCTGCTGTAGCCCCTCTCCTTCGCCAGCTTCGTGCATTCCAGTACAGGAAAATGCCTTCAGGGAACTACCGCGTTGAAGCTCCTCCCGGCGAACACGACGACGAGGTGTTCGCGCTTGCACTCGCACTGACGGCCTGCGCGGAACCCCCACCTCTTTCCCCGCAGCGCCGTCTTTCGCGCAACAGGAGATATGCCCCGACACAGGCTCAGGCCGAATCCGGCAGCTTCAACAGCAAGGGTGAGTCTATTATGAGGGAAATGAGGCGCAAGCGCACAGAAGAACGATGGGAACGCTCAGGATTGGTGATCTGATATGGTACTTGCATCATCGGAACGTGCTTCAGGACAATGGATACCGGGCTTCTTACAGGAAGGGGAGGGAGATCAGCCCCCCAGTGTGTCGGAAATACTCGGACTCTTCCGTGAATCACAGCAATACTACAGCGCATTTCATAAACAGTGCAGTCTTGAGGAAGACTACTACCTCGGAAGGCGCACTGTGCCTGCACCAGAGGGTATAGACGCCGTATGGCCCGCTACGGCGGGTGCTATCGTCAATGTCGGTACCGATCACGTTGATGTGAACAACATACAGATAGATGTCCCGGCAGGGCCAAGGGCAAAAGCACGGGCAGAACGCATCAAGCGCTTCTATCAGGGTGTCTGGTCAAGTATCAGGGAGCCTGTGCTCCGCACGTCAGTCAGGCAGTCCTTCCTCTACGGCATTTCGTGGATGAAAGTGATGTTCGATTCCGACAGGTGGCCCGATGCTCCGATGATTGACCAGTTTGAATCTGATGCAGAATATAAGGACGCACTTGCCAGCTTCATGGAAGACCGGGATCTTTCGTTCCCCTTCGTTGTTTCAGTCGTCAACCCCAAGAACCTGATATGGGACGACTCAAAAACCCGCACAAAGTGGGCAATAGAGTACACGCAGCGCAGCGTCAGGGATGTACAGAGGCGCTACCCTGAGTGGACAACGCAGAAAGACGGTAACCAGATAGCCCAGTGGATGGAATACTGGGACGAGGAGTGGGTAACATACCTCGCAGACGACCAGATCGTCTGGGGTCCGCACAAGCATGGCTACGGATTCCTCCCCTACACGCAGGTAATGCCTGTTCACAGCTATACATTTGAGGACGGAACCCCGCAGGAACGCTACAGGGGTATCCTCAACAACGTACATTCACTCCTTGACGAGGAAGCCCGGCTCATCACGCAGCTAGGCGCTATCGTCAGGACTACAGCCTACAGGACGCTCGACTTTGCAGGCCCGAGAGCACAGGCTGAAGAGGCCGCCGAGGACTACGAACTCTTCGGAGGGAAGAACGTCCTGCCTCCCGGCGTGGAGGTGAGAGTATCACCGATGGTGCAGACACCACCGGATCTCTTCCAGCAGCTAAACATAGTGCAGACGCTCATAGAGCAGGCAACCTTTCCAAACGTCGTGAGAGGCGTGAGGCCGAAGGGTGTCTCTTCAGGATTCGGCATTTCCGTTCTCTCCGGCATGGGAAGACTTGTCTTTCAGGGAGTAGCCGACGGATTACGTCATTCTATAGAGAGAATCAACGAAAAGTTTGCGAAACTCGTAGAACACAAGCTGATGGGAAGGGTGACTGTACACGCGAGGTCCGAAGTGCATAACTTCGATCAGTCAATCGGGCCTGAAGATATCAAGGGTTACTACGAGAACGTGGTATCGATCAAGGCGGAAGCTCCCGAAGAACGGGAGCGTGAAGCACTTCTTGCTCTCAGGCTGCACAGTGCAGGGGTTATCTCCCTCTACGAAGCACAGCGCCGTGCAGGAATCATCAATCCGCTTGAGGAACAGATGCAGATCAACGCCGAACAGCTTATGAAATCACCTGAGTTCATCCAGCAGCAGACGCAGTTACTGCTTGAGCGCATAGGACTGCCGCAGCAGATGGAGCAGGCAGTCGCTCCCGGAGGACAGAGTTCCGGTAACCCCGGAGCTATGAATATAGGCGGGGCGCAGCTACAGAGGCCGGGTGAACGCAACATGCAGGCAGCGAGAGTTGCCTCCCAGCAGGGCGAACCAAGCGTCTATCCGCAGGGCATGTCAGGAGTTGACGCCCTCGGAGCACAGCTAGGCGGGCCGACAGGCGGGCCGGTCAACGTACCCTCAGGTCAGAGG